AAGACGGCATACGAGATACATCGGTGACTGGAGTTCAGACGTGTGCTCTTCCGATCTCTGAGATTGTCAGCGATGATGCGGGCGTCTTCCGCCGATGTCGGGGCGATCACGAGTCGCGAAGCGCCTTGATTTTCTCGATCTGGCCGATCAGCCACGCTTCGATCTCAGCGTCGGTTTTCGGCGCTGTCGGCTTCGATTCAAGAGCGTGTGCGAGACCGAACCCGTCCATGCGAGTCGCCTGATAATTTCCGGAGCCGTTGCCATCGTATGCGACAAGGCAAATCTTGATGTTTTTCATGCGTTCATCGCCGTCCTTATTTCATTGATGATTGCGCCCAAAGCGTTAAGCGCAGCATTTGTCGTCGCAAAATCCGTCACTGCGTGCGCCTCGCTCGCCGCCGTGATGCTCGCGTCTTTCGTCACTTTGCCGCCGATTGCGGTATCGACTTCGGACTTGGTATAAGCGTTGGTGATGCCATAGCCTGCGATGGTCGTCGGGGTTGACGTGATCGTTCCCCAGCCTTGCGTGCCGGTATGGTTCGCGCGGGCGAGAAGGAAAGCGTCGGTTGAATTCGCCGTCGCTCCAGTCTGTATGCCGTCAAGTTTCACGCCGTCAACAGAAACGTCGCGACCATCCACGTTGCCGGGGCAGTTTACGTTCTGGAACGTGACCGTCGCCGAAGTGCGAATGTCCTGCGAAAGGTCAAGGTTAGGCGTGTAGCCTGGAGCCGGCGTTCCAGTGACGATGATCCCCTTGTTCGCCGTCACTGTGACAGCGGCGACATAGGAGCCTGACGGAATGCTTAGGGTGACATCATCCTCGCCGGTCGGGCCGAACAGCGCCGTGCCGACGTTCTCAAACCATTGCCTTCGCCATTCTTCCGTGACGAAGACTTCAAGGCGATTTCCCTGAAACTCCAGATACCCGATCGGCGTTCCGGGATGCGGAACGACGGTGTTGAGCGAGTAATCCCGCGCCATTACGCGACCCTCTCATTATAGGTGGCGCCGTAGATCGGCCAGCCGACTGCCGCCGAATAGGCGATCTCTATCTTCGCCAATGGAGGATAAAACGTTGCTTGCGAGCCGAAGACCGGACGCCAGCGATAAGCGCCTCTCCGTCCGATCTCCGCCGTCAGTTCATCGCCGAACGTGTGCCCGTCGAGCGAGGTCCTCAGCATCACTTTCGGGTTGTCGTCTTCTTCCACCCCAGATGCGTCTAACCCTGCCCCGGCCTGTCCCTCGATCACAAGAATGTTGACAGTCGTAGGCGTTTTCACTGGCACAAAGAACGTTGCGACGCGTCGCACCTCAATGCCGTCTTCCTTGAACGCAGCCGCGTCGAGCTTATAGAGCCGTCCATTGGTGAGCTTTTGCACATAGACGTTGCCGAACGCCTCGACGAAATAGTCAAATCCCCATTCTTTCGCCAGTTCGTCGCCGAGATCGCGTCGCCTGTGCCATGTCGCCATCTTGGCGTTGTAGAAATACGAGCCCTTGCCGGGTATGAAGACCTTGACGAATTGATGCCCGCGCCAGATATGCGCGGTCACCCGAACGAGCGCCTTGTTGGCTTGCGTGAGGCTTTCGATTTGCCGGACAAGCCAGTCTTGCGAAATCTCCTCGGCTCCAGCTCCGGCCCACCTGCGAACGGTGTTGTCATGCGCGACCCAGTAGGCTGCAGACCCGATCTGCGCGCGGCCCGATGATCCGATCACGCCGTATTCGAACACCATGCCTTGGCGCTGGATGAACGGGATGGTCGATGAGTCCGTGCCGGTCCAGACTTCGGTCTTCCGCGTTCCCATGGCGAGCAGGTTCGACCCGACCACGAGCAAGGCCCTGATCTGGTCCGGGTCGCGCTCTGCCGTGAAGAAGCCGCCAATAGTCCCAGCCGCTCCGGGGTCGGAATAAAACACCCGCCCTGAATTATCCTCCGCATAAAGAAAGCGGTTGTTGACCACGGCGACATCGATGATCGCCCCAGATGCTCCCGCCGCAGTCAGAGCCGCCGCAATGCTCGTCACGGCGGAGCCCGTCACCGTGTAGGGAACGCCGCCCGAGCAGATCACGGCCTGCGTTTGCGACAGCGCGAAGGCGATCGGCTTTGAATCGTTGACGATCGATCCCGTAATGGCTGTCGAAACGCCCGCCGAATCCGTCTTGTAGACCTGCGTCGAGTGCGCCGTTATGATGCTGCCGGATGCGATAACGTCAGATTGGAAGCAGCCGCGTCCGGCTGACCCTCCGGTGTAATCCGAAAACGCGGTGAGGCCCGGCGTCGGGACCAGCCGCCAAGGCCAGCCGAAACGCTGGTCCACCGGCTCTGCGTAGAAGTTTTCGATGTGCGAGGATGGAAGTGAATATTCCTCCTCGACAACGCAGGAAGGATCGACCGGGATTTGCGGCATTAGGAATAGAACCTGTCCCTGCGGAGAAGCCCGGCATCCTGCGTAACAGTCTTCTGGAAAGAACCGCAGATAAGGCCATACCCCCTCGCGGCGGAAACGCTGGTTTGGCCGCGCAATTCCCCCGCGCCGAGATAATTCGTCCTTTCAGCCACCATAGCGCCTAGCCCTGTGACGAAGCGGTCTCCTATGGCAAGCGTGTCGCCCGTCGTTTGGTCAGTATGCGTATAGGCTGCGCCTGCGGTGTCTTTCAGGTCGAAATTGGCGGAGAGTTCGTGCATGAGGCCGTTATATTCGTCCTCAAGAGTCTGATAGTCCGCTCCGGTCGGCGACTGGCTTACCGGGGCAAGCCCAAGGTGCTTCGCCGCGATAAGGAGAACGTCGCCGACCGTCGCCATGTCATCAGCCCCAGAGACGGTTGCCGAGGTCGGGATAGATGACCTTGCCGCCGTAGAGCGTATCGACGCGGATGATGTCTTCGTCCGAATCGATGTCGTAGTCCTTGACGATCCTGACGGAGAGCCCGTTCGCCGACGCCCGGCCCTTGAACGAAACGCCGTCCGGCATTTCGAGCGGCACCGTCACCATCGCGATGCAGTTCTTGTGCAGCGTGAGGTTTTGCGGATAGGCCGTGCCGCCAGTGCCGCGAACCGTGATCGCCGCATTGTCCGCCGGCGCCGCCGAGACCGTCTGATACGGTCCCGACGTGATGATCGCCGGAGAGATCGTCAGCGTCGCCGGTCCCGTCGTGGCGCCGGAGTCGGCGTCGGCGAGAACCGTGAATTGCTGAAGATACGGCATCACAGTCTTGCCGGTCGAGCCTTCGCCCGGAACCGGGTTGACCGCATAGACGCCGGCGATGGTGAACACGTCGCCAGCCTTCAGGATGCCGGTCGTCGAGTTCGTCCATCCGTCCGTGATCAGCGACTGCGAATAAACGTCGTCGGCGTTGGCGTAGGTGACGTTCTGCGCAGCGCCGTTGACGAGCGGCGTTCCCGTCGCGACTCCGACCGTGTGATTGGGGACGTTCTGCGAACGATAGGTCGCAAAGCCCGCAACATCGCCGATGGCTGCGCGGCGATACGCGCCTTCAACCATTTTTTGCTGCTGCAGCGTCGTCTGGTTCGACGCGATGGCCCATGCGGAGGCGGGGCTGAGCGCGGCGAACCGATCCTCGCCCGAGACCGCCATTTCGTCGAGGCGCTGCGACGCCGTCGCGACATGCGCGAAGGTTGCAGGCGTCGTGCCTGGCGTTCCGGTCGAGTTCCAGATGTTGGTGTAAAGGCTCGCGAGGAACTTATCCATCGTGTTCCCGAGCGTGATCATCGCCGGGCGGATATAGCGCTCGGAATAATCCTCGACGCGAAGCGTCAGGTCCTGCGTGGAGAATTTCCACGAGACGTGCTTGCGCTGGTTCATGACGATGTTGGTCGTTCCTTCTTCAACGTCCTGATTGACGCGGGTTGCGCCGTCGGACGTGAAGAACTTGACCGGCCTGCGGATGTTCACCGTGTCGCCGATCTTCTTGAACTCGTTCTTGTATTCCTTGTGGACAAGGTTGCCGAGAACGAGGTTGTTTTCAAGCTGCATCAGCGCTTCTTTTGCGATGACGCCGCCGGGGTCTTTGTAGTCGATAATGCGGTTCGCCATTGTGAATTCCTTTCAATTGGCGATCCGCGCAGCCGTCAGGCTAGGCCGCGAAGCTTCTTGTAGGTGTCATAATCGGCGGTCTCCAGGTTTACGCGCCTACGGCGCGCCGCCGTGGTAGAATGCTCGCAACTCCGATTTCGGGGCCTGGGGAGATGAAAACACTGGGCGCACATCGCGTTACCGCCATTCTGCTCATCGCAGTCTGGCTGCTGCTGCTCGCGACGTGCGGCCATTGGAAGTCGCAACAGCTCAAGCTATCGCCGATAGTCTCCCCGCAGAAGGAGCAGCCTTCAGAGAGCAATAGAGACGGCCTCCCTCCGGTGCTGGCACTGGACGAACTGGTAGGCAACGGCAGCAAGGGCGTCCGGCAAGCTGACCAGGTCGTGAGCTTCGGCTCTGATTACGACCCCGATCTCTCCGCCACCACGAGCGAACGCGAAGAGGCGATTGAAGTAGAAGACACCAGCCTCGACCTCCGCGCCTACGAGGTGGGCGACTACACCTACGGCATCATCCCGCAACTCACCGGCGACGGCGGCTGGGGCGGCGGGCGGGACGACGATGTGCCGCTGCTGTCGCTTATTTCCACCGAAGTGTGCGACTACGGCGGCGGGCGCGACGACGATGTGCCGCTGCTCTACTACCTCG